ACCTGCAGAAGATTTTGTTGCTTCATATGGTGCATCTGATCTTGCTTCATGCCCACGATATACGCACATCATGAAGAAAACCTCTAATGAAATACTGCAGTTGCAGGTTGCTGGTTTCTATCGTGATGTTGATCTGCCAGATCCAGAGCCAGAGTTCACAGACATTCAAGAGAAATACGATGAACTGGATGGAGACACTGCGGTCTTAGAAGATGATGACCGTCACACAATTCTGGAGATGCATGTCACCATGAACATGCCAGAGGAGTTCGATGATCCAGACGGGATTGCCCGTCCTTACGTTGTCACCATAGATAAAAGCTCTCGTGAAATTTTAGCAATCAGACGTAACTGGTACGAAGAAGATGAAAAGAAAAAGAAGCGACTTCACTTTGTCCATTATAAATATCTTCCTGGTCTTGGGTTCTACGGCACGGGACTTATCCATCTCATTGGTGGATTGGCTAAATCGGCAACGTCTATCCTTCGTCAGCTTATTGACGCTGGTACGCTATCGAATTTACCTGCAGGTCTTAAAGCTCGCGGACTTCGCATTAAAGGAGATGATTCGCCTCTTATGCCAGGGGAGTTCAGGGACGTGGATGTCCCAGGTGGTGCGATTCGTGATTCCATTACGTTCATCCCTTATAAAGAACCAAGCGGTGTACTCTATTCGCTGCTTGGAAATATCGTCGAAGAGGGAAGGCGCATAGGTTCCGTTGCTGACATTCAAGTCGGTGACATGAATTCACAGGCACCAGTTGGAACAACACTTGCCCTTATGGAAAGATCCATGAAGGTTATGTCTGGAGTTCAAGCTCGTATGCATGCCGCAATGAAGAACGAGCTTCGCCTTCTTGCCCGTATTATTCGGGATTATATGCCAGAAGAATACGCCTACGAAATGGACGGTGACTTTAATCGCAGAAAAGATTTTGATGCTCGCGTTGATGTTATCCCCGTTTCTGATCCGAATGCTGCTACTATGTCCCAGAGAATTATGCAGTATCAGGCGGCTTTGCAGCTTTCTCAGCAAGCTCCCCAGCTATATGACATGGGAAGGCTGCATCGCCAAATGCTAGAGGTTCTTGGTATTCAAGATGCTGATGATATTATTAAACTGCCAGATGATATCAAACCAGCAGACCCAGTAACTGAGAACATGATGATTCTGAAGCAAGAGCCTGTTAAGGTATTCAAGTATCAGGACCACGAGGCACACATTGCAGTTCACATGTCGGCGGCTCAAGATCCAAAGATTATGCAGATGATAGGACAGTCTCCGTTTGCGCAACAGATACAGCAAGCAATGGCTTCCCACATAACAGAACACGTTGCCTTCCAGTATCGTCGTGAAATCGAAAAGATGCTTGGCGTTGAAATGCCAAATGAAGATGAGCCTCTGCCACAAGATGTTGAGGTGCAGGTATCAAGGCTTGCAAAAGAAGCAGCAGAAAAACTTCTTCAAAAAGATTTGGCAGAGCAGCAGCAAAAGCAAATACAACAGCAACAACAGGATCCCGTTATCCAGATGCAACAGCAAGAGCTTCAGCTTAAAGCTAAAGAGCTTGATCACAAAATACAAATGGACACACAGAAGTTGCAGCTTGATGCGATGGCAAAAAGTTCAAATGCACAAATTCAAGCGGAACGCATCGCCGCTGAGAACCAGCGCGAAGGGGCGCGTCTGGGAGTTAAGCTTGCTACAGACCTAGATAAGTCGCAGCGAGCAGATCAAAAAGAAGGTGCGAAACTTGGTATATCAATAGCGAAGGAGTTAACAAAGGGAGATGGATGACGTTTTTGCGTTGTTGAATCGAAAGATTGATGAATACGAGGAAGACATAAAAACCTTTCTCGCCGCAGGTCAGGCTGAAGACATTGCAATGTATAACAGAATAGTGGGCAGATACGAAGCATTGCAGTTCATGAAGCAAGATCTTAACGACATAGAAAAGAGATATGTTGAAACATAGAACTTTTTTATGTATCTTTCAAAGCAGGGAGACCTCGTGGCGTTGCCACGCAAGGTGACTGTGAACCTTAAATCACTGCAGGTAAAATATGTATACAGGTAATAAAACTACAGAAGAAAAGGTAGCTTCCAAACTACCAATACCCCAAGGATACAAGATCCTTATCGGTGTACCAGAGGTAAGCGACAAAACAGAAGGCGGCGTATTCATGCCTGATGGGCTTAGAGCCGCAGAAGAAACGGCGTCTATTATTGGATTTGTCATGGATATGGGGGCAGATGCTTACAAAGATCATGCTAAATTTCCGAATGGTCCGTTCTGCAAGAAGGGAGATTTCGTAATCTTTCGTTCTTATTCTGGCACTAGATTTAAAATTCATGGAAAAGAGTTTCGACTCATTAATGATGACACCGTGGAAGCGGTTGTTGACGATCCAAGGGGGTACACACGGGTATGAGCAATTTAGCTGAAGAACAAGACTTCGAAGACGAAACAGTCGCAGAAGCCGTTGAAAAAGCAAAGGAAAGTAAAAAAGACGAAAGCGATTTCGAAATTGAAGTCGTAGACGATCTTCCACCAGAGCATCAAAACAGACCTCGTCAAGCAAAGGATGCTAAGGTAGATAGCTCTCTTTCTGATGATGACGATGAGATAAAATCTTATAGTGAAGGTGTTCAAAAGCGCATTAAGAAAATAACTTGGGAGCGTGAAGAGAAAGAGCGCCAGCGTATTGAAGCAGAGAATTTGCGCGAAGAAGCTCTTCGTTATGCACAGCAGGTCAAGAGCGAAAACGAAGCTCTTCGTCAGCAGCTTGAAAGCGGCAAGAGTGTACTGCTTGATCAGGCTAAGGGAAGAGTTTCTGCGGAGATAGAAAAGGCTAAAGCAGCATATAAAGCGGCTTATGATAGCGGAGATCCCGATGCCCTTTTAGAAGCTGAGGATAGGCTTGATGAGCTACGTGATGAAAAACGTAGATACGAAAATTACAAGCCGCCCCAACAACAACAGGCTCCAAGGCCAGCGCCTCAACCCCAATATGAACAGCAAACCCAGCGACCGAAGCGACCAAGTGAACTGGCTTTGAAGTGGGCAGAAAAAAATCAATGGTTTGAAAAAGATCCTGAGATCACAGGGTACGCTTATGGACTTCATCAAAGACTTGTAACAGAAGGTGTTGCTCCAGATTCAGAAGAGTACTATACTACTATACATAACGCGGTTCGCCGTGTGTTCCCAGATAAGTTTGACGATGGGCCTATTGAGGAAGCACCCCAACGTCAAACTGGCAACGTGGTTGCCCCTGCCGCGAGAAGCGGAAAAAAACCACGCAAAGTGCAACTGACCTCAACGCAGGTCTCTCTCGCCAAGAGACTTGGTCTGACAAATGAGCAATATGCGGCGCAATTAATGAAGGAAGCATCCAAATGACAAACAGAACCCCACGCACCACAGAGACTCGTGAAGAGTCAAAGCGCAAAGTGTCATGGCAGAGACCTTCTATGTTACCTACCCCCGAACCCAGAGAGGGCATTGAGTACCGCTGGATTCGCACAGCAACACTTGGGCAGAGTGACAATACGAATGTTTCTTCCAAATTTCGTGAGGGATGGACACCTGTTTTGAAAGGGGATCATCCAAACCTTCAAGTTGTGTCTGATATCGATTCTCGATTTACAGACAATATTGAGGTCGGTGGGTTATTGCTATGTCAGAACTCAACCGAAAATATGCAAGCTAGAAGGGATGCACAGAATGAGATGGCGACAAGTCAGATGCATGCTGTTGATAACTCCTACTTGCGTAACTCAGACCCTCGCATGCCCGTTCTGAATCCTGAGCGGTCTACGCGGACTTCGTTTGGCAAGTAACCTTTCGGGGGGGCTTGCTTGGTTGAAACTCAGATGATGAGGAAAGAGCTATGGCTACAACAGCGGCTCCTTATGGTCTCCGTCCAGTAAAACGTGCTGACGGAATGCCATACGCTGGGGCAACGTCCCAGTATCTCATCGACCCTGCTGGTGAAGCAACTAATCTATTCTACGGGCAAGTTGTTATCATTGGGGCCGATGGGTATATCGCGCTGGCTACAGGTACAGGTATGGACCTGACCTCTAACAGCATTTCAGGCACAACAGGTGTAGGCGGAATCGGCGTCTTCGTTGGTTGTGAATATGTAAACTCTTCAGGTCAACGTGTTCAAGCACAGTACTATCCGTCTGGTACAAACAGCAATAGTACTAAGATCACAGCCTATGTTGTCGATGATCCAAACGTACTGTTCCAAGCGCAGCTTGATGGTGCTGGAGCGCAGACAATCATTGGCACGAACACAGGCTTCGCATCAGCGCAGTCTACCTCAACTGGTGATACAGTTACAGGTAACTCTACGTCTGCACTAGATGCGACTGTTCAAACCGCAGCGGCTGCATTCCGCATCGTTGCTCATGTTTCTGATCCTGCTGATGCGTATCCAGATGTACTTGTAAAGTTCAATCCGGGCGCTCACCAGATGACGAACAATGTTGGCTTATAAAGGAGTTAAATAATGGCTATTTCACGCGCCCAGCTCCTTAAAGAGCTATTACCTGGTCTCAATGCGTTGTTTGGACTTGAGTACGATAAGTACGAAAATGAACACGCAGAGATTTACGAAACTGAAAACTCAGAGCGTAGCTTTGAGGAAGAAGTAAAATTGTCCGGGTTTGCTGCAGCCCCTGTGAAAGCAGAAGGTGCATCAATTTCTTACGACAATGCACAAGAGTCGTTCACCGCTCGTTACAACCACGAAACGGTTGCAATGGGCTTTTCTGTCACTGAAGAAGCGATGGAAGACAACTTGTACGACTCACTATCTGCTCGTTATACAAAAGCCTTGGCTCGTGCCATGGCGTATACCAAGCAGGTTAAAGCGGCTTCTTTGTTGAATACAGGTTTTGACACCTTTAAATCAGGTGACAATGTGTTCTTGTTCGCAACCAACCACCCAACAGTGGAAGGTGGAACAAACGCAAACAAACCTTCAACAAATGCTGACTTGAACGAAACTTCACTTGAGCAAGCAGTTATCGACATTGCAGCGTACACTGATGAACGCGGCCTGTTGATTGCGGCACGTCCACGTAAGTTGATCGTTCCACCTGCGCTTATGTTCGTCGCAACTCGCTTGCTGCAAACAGAGCTTCGCACAGGTACAGCGGATAACGACATCAACGCATTGCGTTCGAATGGTTCGATCCCAGAAGGCTATCGCGTCAACCACTATCTGACTGACGTAGACGCCTTCTTCATCACCACAGATGTTCCAAACGGCATGAAGCACTTTGTGCGTACTGCAATGCAGACATCTATGGATGGTGACTTCGATACAGGTAACGTGCGCTACAAAGCGCGTGAGCGTTATTCATTCGGTGTATCAGATCCGCTAGGCATCTACGGATCACCAGGTGCATAATTAGTTCAATAGAACTTTTAGAGGGGCGGGTTTACTCGCCCCTTTTCTTTTTTAAAAAGTGTGGTATTGTTTGTTTGGGGCAACATTAGCCTTGCAGACAGGATTTCGCCCCCACCTGACGTTGCACAGACTGCTAGGCGAAACCTTGTGCAAAGGGTATTAATATGGCTTCAACCACATTTTCAGGTCCAGTGACCTCTACTGACGGATTCATTGGTGACATCAAAGTTCCAACATATACTGTAGCTTCCGCTCCATCTGCTTCTGACGCAGGTGCGGGAACCATTATTTACGTTTCTAACGGGGCTGCAGGTTCTGCAATCATAGCGTTCTCTGACGGTACAAACTGGAAGCGTTCTGATACAGGCGGCACTATCGCAGCATCATAATGGGGGGGTGACCAATGAGTAAGTGGAAACCACCAAGTGTTGAAGAGTTAGCTGCCCGTGGTCTTGATGCGGATGGAAATCCGTTAGAAACTATAAAGACACGCGCTAGAAACACAGACGGTACGCTGAAAGCAGATGATCCTTCCACGCCTGATGTAAATGAGGCATGGGAAGAAAAGCCTGTTAAAAAGAAACGCGGTCGTCCTCCAAAGAAGAAGGATTGATAGATGCGTTCTGATGTACAATCGAAACGTGTTACTGGAACGGGGTCACTTAGTGTTGGCCCCGCTCGAATCCGTCAGATCCAAGTATTAACAACTACTGGATCGCCTAGACTGACAATCACTGATGGTAACGGTGGCTCTACAGTTCTTGATCTGGACTTTATTGCATCTGATTCTCACTCAGTAAACATTCCGTCTGACGGTATTCGTGTCAGTGACGTGTACGTTTCTGCATTTACTAACATTACTGCTATGACAGTGTTTTATAACTGAGGTGAGTTATGGCTGGAAATGATGTATTATCTGCGCATTCTCACACATCTGCGACACTAATAGGTCGTAGGTGTAGGCTTAGGGGTGTTGTTGTAAACACGTCTTCTGGTTCAACGGGAGATGTTATTTTTTACGATAATGCTTCTGCTGCTTCTGGAACAGTTCTTCTTGAGGTGGATGAAAAGTCTCAAGGTATGAGCGATATTATTATACCAGGAGATGGCATTCTGGCTAAGAATGGGGTTTATGTTTCACTTCCAGCAAATGTAACTGCAACAATATTCTACGAGTAAGCTATGGCTGAAAAGAAAAAGAAGGATAGTCGGTTAGAACGCGCAGGAGTTAGTGGGTACAACAAACCCAAGCGCACACCTAATCACCCAAAGAAGTCACACATCGTTGTGGCTAAAGAGGGTGATAAGGTAAAGACTATTCGCTTTGGTCAGCAGGGTGTAAAGACAAATCAGACCGTAGGGCAGCGAAAAGCCTTTAAGTCTCGTCACGCGAAGAACATTAGTAAAGGTAAAATGTCTGCAGCTTATTGGGCTGATCGTGTTAAGTGGTCCCCTAGTAAAACTAAATCTAGCTCTCCAAAATGGAAGAAAGGTTCGTAATGGATATCTTGAGCAGTAAGGTTGTGATGGGGGTCGCAGCGGCTTTAATCGGTCTAGTGGGCGCGGTTTCGTATAATTGGGCTAGTTGGACGACGGAAACCTTGATCGCTGTAGATAAACGAACTGAAGTCATGGCTGTTCAGATGCAAGCAATAAAACTGGAACTGGAGCGTTTGTATGCCGCTAACAGATAAGGGCAAAGAAATCATGCGCTCCATGAAGAAGGAGTATGGCCCTAAAAAGGGTGAGCGTGTGTTCTATGCTTCTAAGAATAAAGGAACGATATCTGGTGTAGAAGAAATGAAATACGGCGGCTTTACTTCTACTGGTGATGACACGAAAGATCTCAACCTTATTCGAATGGGTAAAGGTGGCAAAACAAAAAGTAGAGTCAATGAGGCAGGTAACTACACAAAACCATCATTGCGCAAACGGTTGTTTGAGAAAATTAAAGCTGGCGGGAAAGGCGGAAAGCCTGGGCAATGGTCAGCCAGAAAGGCTCAAATGCTTGCAAAGCAGTATAAAGAAGCTGGGGGTGGATATAAAAACTGATGGGACTAAAGAAGTCGCAGAAAAGCCTTAAAGCTTGGACCAAACAAAAGTGGCGTACTAAAAGTGGAAAACCGTCTACCCAAGGTCCTAATGCTACTGGTGAACGGTATTTACCTTCTTCGGCTATTAAGTCTCTTAGCGATAGTGAGTATGCAGCTACCACAAGAGCAAAACGACAAGGAACTAAGGCAGGTAAGCAGTATGTGGCTCAACCTAAAAAAGTTGCAAAGAAAACAAAACGACACAGAAGTGTAGTGACATAGGATAGCGTCATGGCAGTAGTAACTCCAGATTTACCAGAGCTTTTTGAGGAGGCATATGAACGGGCTGGCCTCACCATGCGTACTGGCTATGACCTTAAAACGGCCCGTAGAAGTCTTAACCTTTTAACATTGGAGTGGCAAAACCGTGGGCTTAATCTCTTCACTATTGAATCGGGTACGATTGCTGTTACGGCAGGTACGGCAACGTATACCCTTCCTTCGGACACAATCGACATCATCGAACACCAAATCCGAACAGGAACAGGAACCAACCAAGTCGATACCTCGCTCGAAAGAATCAGTGTTGCAACCTACGCCCAGCAAACCAACAAAAACACGCAAGGTAGGCCGACCCAAATCTACGTCCAAAGGCTCCCAACGGAAACAAAAGTAACGCTGTGGCCTGTGCCTGACAGTACGACAACGTACACAATATTTTACTATAGGCTTAAAGGTATAGATGGTCTTTCCTCTGGTGTGGGCGATACTGTTACGTCTGTGCCGCCACGTTTCGTGCCGTGTCTTGTTGCGGGTATGGCTTACTACCTCTCAATGAAAAGACCAGAATCCGCAGGGAGAGCAACGGCACTAAAGCAAGAATATGAGTTTCAGTTTCAATTGGCGGCTGGTGAGGATGAAGAAACAGCGTCAATTAAGTTTGTTCCCTTTAATACGTTTGCTTTAGGTGGGTGATGTCATACGCTGCTGGTAAATATGCTTTTGGGTTCTGCGACAAGACAGGGTTTAGGTATCCACTTAAAGATCTTGTTCCAGAGTTTAAAAATGGTGTGAAGACAGGATTTCTTGTCGGAAAAGATGTGGTGGATCCTGATCAGCCGCAAAACTTTCTGGGGCGCGTAAAAATATTTGACCCTCAGTCTCTGCAGAATCCAAGACCAGATACATCCGAACAGGAGAGCAGAGGGTTATTTGGCTTTAATCCTGTGTGGAATGACGCTCAGTACATGACAGCGCAAGTTGGAAGTGTTAATATATCTATATCGTAGGAGATATAACTATGAAAAAGAAACCTATAGCTATGAAAAAAGGTGGCGCACCTAAAACAAGCTTGCGCCCTAAAGCCAGACCTCTTTCTGAAAAAGAAAAAGAAAGAAAAAAAATTGATTCAGACATGAGGCGCTTGAGGCAGAAGACTGCTATGGCGCACGGTCTTGATGACTACGGCAGGGGCAAAGCCGCATCACAAGGTAAGTTGAAGGATAAATCTGCAGAGAAAAGTGAATCTTTCTTATTTACGCTGCCTGAAGAACAAAAGAAAATGGGTGGCGGCAAAATGCACCGTATGCCAGATGGTAGTATGATGGCTGGGGCTTCCCACGGCATGAACTATGGTGGTAAGGTAAAGAAAATGAAGTATGGCGGTAAGTGTCGCGGAATGGGTGCGGCAACTCGCGGTGGCAACTTTAGTAAAGATGGATAAGTTCAAATGAACTATTCTCAGCTAGTACAGGCAGTGAAAGATTACACTGAGAATACGGAGACAACCTTCGTAAACAACATTGACGTTTTTATTCAGCAAGCGGAAGAGCGGATAAATAGAGACGTTCAAATACCTGAACTTAGAAAGAATGCAACTGGGAATACCTCTGCAAGTGTTCCTTATCTAGGAAGACCGTCTGACTTCTTATCTACTTTCTCTTTGGCTGTAATTGATGGCAGCAACAACTACACATATCTCCTTGAAAAAGAAGTAAACTTTATAAGAGAAGCGTATCCTAGTCAGTCAACTACTGGGCTACCAAAGTATTATGGTATGTTTGATGGGGATACATCTTCCTCAAACGGGAATTTTATATTGGGTCCGACCCCAGATGCTGCCTATAGTGTAGAAATACACTACTATTATGACCCACCTTCTATCGTTACTTCGACAACCTCTTGGCTGGGAGACAATGCGGAAACCGCGCTTCTTTACGGCACCCTTTATGAGGCGTATACTTTTATGAAGGGGGAGCCAGACATTTTGCAAAATTATTTGCAAAGGTATCAAAGTGCTTTAATAAACATGGCGTCTCTTGGTGTAATGATTAAGAGTGACACGTATAGAGAGGATGCTGCATAATGGCTATTACACAAGCAACATGTACCTCGTTTAAGCAAGAATTGCTTGAGGCTGTTCACGATTTTACATCTCATGTCTTTAAGATTGCGCTGTATAGCGATTCAGCAACACTAGGGGCTGGTACTACAGTTTACTCTACAGACAATGAGATAACAAACACATCAGGCACCGCATATACTGCTGGTGGCAAAGCACTAACCACTATAGCGCCAACATCATCAGGAACGGTTGCGTTTGTGGATTTCGACAATATCAGTTGGACAAGTGCTTCGTTTACCGCCCGTGGTGCGCTGATATATAATTCTTCCGCTTCCAATAAAGCTGTGGCTGTGTTAGACTTCGGAAGTAATCGCGTAGTCTCCGATGATACATTTGAGGTTCAGTTCCCCGTATCTTCTGCTACAACTGCTGTAATTAGAATAACATAGGAGTTTACTTATGGCTAGTTTTACAAAGGTAAACGATTTTGTCGTGAACCTCGCAAATGCAATGGACTTAGACGCAGACACGTTGGTTGTGGCTTTGTCGAACACAGACCCAACAGCGGGTACGAATGTGGTAAGTGATGGAAATGGAGTGCTGGCTAACATTTCTCAAATTAGCTACACAAACCTATCCTCTCGTACACTGCAATCCGTGACATCGACACAGACGAATGGTACGTATAAGCTCTCTGCCAATGACTTAACGCTTACTGCATCAGGTGGTTCGGTTGCTGCTTTCCGTTACATCGTTATTTATGATGACTCTGTAACATCACCTGCAGATCCTGTAATTGGGTATTACGACTACGGCACGTCTCTTACCCTTAATGATGGTGACACGTTTACAATTGACATAGGCGCAAACGGTATCCTGACACTCACATAAGGTTAGTTCGTCGTGGCAAAGCTTTTCAATAGAGCAAAAATGACGACTGCCAGTACGGGGACTGGCACCGTTGTTTTAGGTAGTGCAGCTACAGGTTTCCAAACCTTTGCTGCTGCAGGGGTAAGTAATGGTGACGTTGTTCAATACGTCATCGAAGAAGGTGCTAATTTTGAAATCGGCACTGGTACTTATACGTCTGCCTCTACGTCTCTAACGCGCTCTCCAACGGAAAGCAGTAGTGGTGGTAGTGCGATTAACCTCGCAGGGGATGCCACCGTTTCGATTGTGTCCGTAGCTGTAGACTTCACTAGAATACAGAATGCGGGAACCACCAAGGTGGAAGCCACGGCTACAGGTGCAACTGTCACAGGTAATCTTGCGGTTACTGGTACGGTAGACGGTAGGGATGTCGCGGGAGATGGTACAAAGCTAGATGGTATAGAGAGTAGTGCAGATGTTACCGACAGCACAAATGTAGGCTCTTCTCTTACTGACTTTCCCACAGATACAGACGCAGCAAGTACCGACCTTATTCCTGTTTATGATACGACTGCGGCTCGTTGGGAAAAGCAAACCATTGCCAATGCTGCTTTAGTTGGTCCGACAGGACCTACAGGACCCACAGGTCCCACTGGCCCTACAGGCCCTACAGGTCCACAGGGTCAGAAGGGCGAAAAGGGACAGAAGGGCGAAAAGGGTCAAAAAGGTGAGATCGGTGCAACGGGTCCTACAGGGCCAACTGGTCCTACGGGTCCTACAGGCCCTACTGGCCCACAGGGTCAAAAAGGTGAGAAAGGCGAGAAGGGTCAAAAGGGAGACACGGGCGCTACTGGTGCAACGGGTCCCACAGGCCAAAAAGGTGAGAAGGGTCAAAAAGGGGATACAGGTGCTACGGGACCTACTGGTCCTACTGGACCACAAGGCCAAAAAGGTGAGAAGGGACAAAAGGGGGACACTGGTCCTACGGGACCTACGGGTCCGACTGGACCACAAGGTCAGAAAGGTGAGAAGGGCCAAAAAGGCGATACTGGATCTACAGGTCCCACAGGTCCGACTGGCGCAGATGGACCCACAGGTCCTACTGGGCAAAAAGGTGAGAAGGGTCAAAAAGGTGAGGTGGGTGCAGATGGACCCACGGGGCAAAAAGGTGAGAAAGGACAAAAAGGTGAGGTAGGTGCAACAGGCCCAACTGGCCCCACGGGGCAAAAAGGTGAGAAGGGTCAAAAAGGTGAGAAGGGTCAAAAAGGTGAGGTAGGATCAACTGGGCCGACAGGGCCAACTGGATCGACGGGGCCAACAGGTCCAACAGGGCCGCTTACTTCTGGCATCATCGTTATGTGGTCTGGTGCAATTTCTGCCATTCCAAGCGGCTGGGTTCTTTGTAATGGTGCAAACGGAACGCCTGACTTGCGAGCGCGATTTGTTATAGGTGCGCAAGCTGACAGCGGTCAGACATATGACGTCGGAGATACGGGCGGTACAACCAACGTAACTCTTGCAACGAGCAACCTGCCTTCTCACACTCATGGTTCGGGTAATTTTGCGGTAGCATCGCACTCTCACGGAGCGGGTAACTTTGCAGTAGCATCACATACGCACAGTTCTGGTAACATTGTTACTTCGAATACTGGTTCGCATAGTCATAACCTTGCTCAAGCAGCATATCAAAATGGTTATGCGGGAAACAGTGGTCGAAATAGGTTAAACTATAACCCCGGCGGCAATGTGGTAAACAATATAAGCTCTGCTGGCGCTCACTCACATAACACATCAGGAAACACGGGGTCTGCTTCTCCGGGTCTAAGCGGAAACACGGGTAATGCTTCTCCGGGTCTAAGTGGAGACACAGGGGCCACAGGGTCGGGAACTGCGGTTAGTATTCTTAATCCATACTATGCGCTTGCGTATATTATGAAAACTTAGGTGGGGAAAATGAAAACACTAACGATAGAAACAAATGGTTCTGTAAGCATTTGTATCCTACAGGCAAATACTGAAAAAAGCATAGTAAGCAATACAGAAGACGCTTTCTTTTCAGAAGCTGCCGTAAATGCTTTCAATGCAATAATAACGCAACTCCAGACGGAGGGGTGCCATTATGTTCACTTTGAAAAATCAGACCATATTGAAATAAAACATAAGCGCCGCCTTGCAGAAGTAGAAGATTGGGCGGGGGATTTCCCAGATATTTTTGAAAACTTAGATCAAGTTATAAGAGACTATGAAGCGGCAATTGCTTTAGCTCAAGCGGAAATAGAACACGCAGTATCTGAGTGAGATTTTTAAAATGCAAATTAAATTTTTTACCGATGCCCATCTCATGGATGGTATACCAAAACCTGTGAAAGCAAATAAACATTTGCCATCATATTTTAAAGCTATTCCCCCTCAAACAACTTCTCACCCGTCAAGTGGAACTGTAAAAAGGTGTGTTCCTTTTTTAGAAGCTTGTTCGATGGGGTATATAATACCAATGTGGGCTGACATGTTTGTGACAGCTAAAGATGGAGATTTGAATTTTGATTTTCCACCAAATTACATTCCGCAAGAAGATTTTAAGGGTAGAACAGGATCGGCATTTTCATTTCACAACATAGAGCAAATTAAAGATCACCCTCTTCAAAATAAAAAATATGGAGAACATACGTGCAAGCTACATAACCCTTGGATAATTGAAACATCCGAAGGCGTGTCCTGTTTGTTTACATCACCTTTAAATCACATGGAAACGCGTTTAAAGATTTTAGACGGGGTTGTTGAGACGGACAAATACTACAACCACATTAATTTTCCTTTTTTATGGACAGGTGGCGATGGTGAATTTTTTATTCCGCAGGGTACGCCATTAGTTCAAGTTATTCCTTTTCAAAGAACAGAATGTGAAGTTGGTTATGGGCAAGTAGATTCTGAACGAAGAGATAAAACTCACGCTTCTATAGCCACTGTGATGAGGAATGGTTATAAAACACAGATACATCATAAGGGTGAGAAATTAAGGCTTGTAGAGTAAAAGATTAAATATTTTCGGGAGTGGGAAAAATGAGACAAAACTGGAGAATGTGGTCGGGGGCAATTAGTAATTTTCAAATTGCAAAAATAGTTTCAAAAGCTGAAAATATACAGAAGGCAGAAACATTTAACCAAGGCGGTTCCGAAGTAAGATCAAGCAGGGTGGCTTGGCTTTCTGACAATAAAGATATTTTGGACATGTTGTTTGAATATGTTGAAGAGGCAAATCAAAACCACTTTAAAACACACGTCTATAAAAAAGCAGATATCCAGTATACGGAGTATCATGCTTCAGAAGGGGGCCATTATAATTGGCACCATGATATTGATTGGGTTCGCAATGATGGCTTGGATCGAAAGCTTAGTGTGACTGTGCAGTTGAGTGAACCACACGAATACGAAGGGGGAAACTTTGAGTTTTCTGAGGTAGAAAGCCCAAATAGTCAAAGCCGTGCAAAAGGTACGGTTTTGGTGTTTCCCAGTTATTTAAGTCACAGGGTCATGCCCGTAACCAGAGGTATAAGAAAAAGTCTTGTTGCTTGGTTTGAGGGTCCGACTTGGCAATAGTTTATCAGATATCTCTTCATGGGGATGCTTTTGATGCTAGGCAACTATCTTGGGAAAGTGCAATTGAACTTTCTGGCTGCAAGCCAGATCTTGCGTGGAAAGACCCAATACACAACAGATCTTTACTTATTGGAGAATTTGGGTGTGCTGTAAGTCATCTGCGCGTATGGAGAAAAATTGCAGAGTCAGGTATTAACGGCATTATTTTAGAAGAAGATGCGGTCTTTACCTCTATAGATCCCGTAGATGTTTCTGACAAATTAAGGGTATATCATAGCGTTTGGCTGGGGTATCGGTGGAATGATCTAGGTTACTGGTACAATGCTCATGCGTATGCAATTACTCCAGATACGGCAAGGTATTTGTGCGAGGGGTTTTCGGATTCTATAATACCCGTAGACGAATGGTTGCCATATAAGTTAAAAGGAAAACAGAATTACTTTTATGTTCCCGAAAAGGTTCGTCAGATCCCAAGGGAAGATAGACCAAGCACAATAGAGGTGGGACCAATGAACGTGCATGTATTAACTGTCGGTACAGATGAAACAAAAATGTGGGCGCTTGAGCAATCAGCAAAACGCTTTGGTGTAAGTTATCTTAACCTTGGAAACGGAGTTACTTGGGGCGGCGGCACGATGGAAGGCGAAGGAGGGGGACACAAAATCAATCTTGTTCGTGGTCATTTAACAAGCCTTCCAGACGAGGATATTGTTTTGTTCTGTGATGGCTACGATGTAATGTTTGTTGATGACTTGCAAACTATTAAAGACCGTTTCTTTGGTTTTGATTGTGATATTCTTTTTGCAGCGGAAAGAAATTGTTGGCCTCAACCTATATTAGCCGCTCAATTTCCTATGACTTCAAGCCCTTACAAATATCTGAATAGCGGTTTGTATATAGGTAAAGTTGGTATGCTTAAACAATTCTTAAACGAAGCTATTGCTGACGAACATGATGATCAATTATGGATTCAGAAACGGTTCCTCTCTGTTGACGACATTAACGTAAAGCTTGATTATGAGGGTTACATTTTTCAGTGTGATGATGATGTTTCCTTTAATGGGATACAGGTATCAAACGGGATGTGCTGCCCTTGCATATATCATGGAAATGGTGGACCTGAAGCTAAACAAAGATTCCTGAATTTGGCAAATAAAATTGGTTTTCAAAGCTCTGCATCTCAAGATCATCAGGTGCAATCCCCACCAATAAACTCTTTAGACTATGAGGAAGTAGCGCAAGATATTCTTGTGGTTCCATTTTGGAGTAAAGATAGGTGTCAAGAAATCATTCAAACCTCTGAGGCTGTTGGTGGATGGGGCAATATGGAAGGCGATAAGTTTCCCGCTCAAGAAATACGAGTAAGAAAACTTGGGTTATGGGACGAACTTGAGTGGGTTTGGAAGGAACAATTAGGGAAAGTAGCAGAAAAAAAATGGACTCCTATGGAACACATGGGGTTACGAGATGCGTTCACAATGCGTTATTCAATGGACACTCAGACGAGTTTAGGGTTTCATACAGATGCTTCATTGGTGACTGGCAGCGTAAAACTAAACGATGATTATGAAGGCGCGGAGCTTATTTTCCCGCATCAAAACTTCTCCAATAAAGATGTTCCCGTTGGGCATTGCATCCTGTTTCCAAGTCAAGTGACGCATGGTCACAAGGTAGAGCCTTTGAAGTCTGGGGTAAAATACTCTCTTACAATGTGGACAAGTCGTTATCGCGGTGACGTAAATGAGTAAGTTTTTTGTTGAAATCGGTGCGGCAAACTTTAATACCTTGCTGCCTTTGGCAAAAGCGGGATGGCGAGGAATAGTAGTGGAACCTGTTCCACACCTGTTTGATCAGTGTGTAGAAATGTTTTTGCCCTATGATGTTAGGGTCGTTCAAGCGGCTATTTCTGACTATGATGGGCATATAGAATTTGCCGTTGCTAGAGACAACGGGACGTGGCTTACTGGGTGTTCCCATGTTGTTGCGGGTAATCATCTTGGTGAGAAGTTAAGTGATCATCCATTGAACAAGGATAATTTTAATGAAAGGATTACGGTAGATTGTCTCACTTTAGACAAATTGCTTAGTGGTGTAGACTCTGTGGACTTGATGAAGGTCGATGCAGAGGGACATGAAAACAATATTTTCAACGCCTATTCGTTTCGGATAAAGCCTTCTTTCTTGAAAGTTGAACATAAGCACATAGATGACATTCATTTAAAACAAACTTTAGAACAAAATGGGTATTTGGTTTGGACAGAAAAAGATGATATATATGCAGTAACATAACAAGGGATACTTTGTATGCTTACTCAACGCCCTATAGCCAGCGCCCCCATAGGAACGTCAGGCACATCTGATTTTGTAATTCACTTAGATAGTGGCTCTTTCACGCTCAGTATGAAAGGTGCCGCAAAGCTCATTACCAATGTTAAGCTGCCGGGTGAATTTTTAATAAACGGGCAAGCCATAACATTCACGACAGCTATGAACGTGGATGCGGATTCTGGTTCTTTTTCTGTTACGGGGCAAGATGTAACACTTCGTACTGGTAAGGTGGTTGAGGCAGAATCTGCAACCTATACTTACACGGGCCAAGCCATTGGCACCGCGATAGCTTTAAGTATACCTCTGGACTCAGGCACGTTTGAGATAACAGATCAAACCGCTGTCGTTACCGCTCAACTTAACATCTCACTGGATAGCGGTTCGTTTGCTTACACAGGGCAACCTATTTCTAAGGTAATAACGGAGGTCGTTGATTCTGGGTCGTTTACTTACTCTGGTCAAGATGTCGGCCTAACCAAAGTAATGAGCGTAAGCGCGGAGTCAGGATCCTTTGCTTTAACGGGTCAGGATGTAACGGGTGCTACCACAAGGCAAAGTGATTCTGGATCATTTAGCCTGACAGGCAACGATGTTGGCACCCGCATAGCAATGAACGTGTCCCTAGAGGACGTTGCTTTTGAGACGACGGGTCAAGACATTGGCACAACAAAAGCAATGAACATTGATCTGGACAGTGGCACGTTTACGGTTACTGGACAGAATATTACAGAAGACATTACAGAAGTAGTTGACGCGGGATCCTTCACTTACTCTGGTCAGGTAATTAATTTCCCCATAGCCATGAACGTGACCGCAGAGGCGGGTTCGTTTGCGCTTACTGGTGAGGATATTGATTTTGAAATTGCCTTTAGCATGGTTGCCGAAAGCGGCACCTTCACGCTTACTGGTCAAGATATAGCAAAATCTATTTCAGAGCGGTTGGATTCTGGTACATTCACATACAGCGGTCAGGACATATCCTTTAAGCAGGGTGTTTTCTCTGGAAGCTTTGAGCTTACTGTTGAGCTTACAGGTGTTCAAGTGTGGGGCCAGATTATTCCAAATCAAGATCCAAACTGGCAACAGCTTGTTGCTTAAAAGAGAAATTGCACGTATACTCTGAGATGAAATAGTGCAATAGAACTTTACAGACGGGTTCAACATGGCTTCATATTCAAACATCAATGGCATAAAAAGCATCACCACAGGTGACGAAGCTGGCACTTGGGGGACCAGTACGAACACAAATCTTGATATCCTAGATGCAGCAAGCAGGGGATATAAGAAGATTACTGTGGCAGATAGTAATTTTACTCTGCCAATGGACAATAATCCAACTGCTGTAGAGAATGGACACTACTTTGGCATTGAGTTTTCTGGAGCAAATAGCGCATCAAGAACAATAACAATAGAACAAAACGATCATGCTTTAGTATATGCATTTCTAAACAACACAGGGCAAGACCTAGTAATTCAGCAAGGCGATGGAAGCGGGGGAACTGTTACCATTGGCAATACGAATGGTGCTATTGTTTTCTGTGATGGTGCTGGCACTGGGGCAAAGGTTACAAACCTGTCGTCTGCATTGAACACAAGTTCTGCGGATCAGCTTACAAATGCTAGAGAATTTTCCATTACAGGAGACATAACTGCAGCGGCTGTTTCTTTCAATGGCACCGCAAACGTGGCGCTGAGTGCAGCAATAACGGCGGGGTCAATCGTTGACGCTGATATTAATGCAAGCGCCGCCATCGCCGATACAAAGCTGGCAACGATTTCTACAGCCAGTAAGGTTGCCAACTCTGCCACCACAGCAACAGATGCCAATACAGCTAGTGCCATTGTTGCAAGGGATGGCTCTGGTAACTTCAGCGCGGGTACGGTTACTGCGGCTCTTACGGGTAATGTCACAGGTAACGTGACGGGCAATGTTACTGGAAACGTCACGGGCAACGTCACTGGAGACGTTACGGGCAATGTCACGGGCGATCTTACTGGGGATGTTTATGCCAGCAACGGTACAAGTAAGGTTCTTGAGAGTGGCACTGACGGTACGGATGCTACATTTACAGGTGCCGTTACGGGTACTGTTTCAGGAAATGCGGGTACGGCGACTGCTTTAGCGTCAGCGCAAAACTTTTCCATTACGGGGGACGTTACGGCATCCGCCGTTTCTTTTGACGGAACAGGGGCCGTTGCTTTGAGCGCGGCGATTACTGCAGATACAATTGTCAATGCTGACATAAAGTCAGACGCCGCTATTGTGGATACAAAGCTCGCCACCATTTCTACTTCTGGCAAAGTTTCTAACTCTGCAACAACAGCTACTGATGCAAACACGGCAAGTGCGATTGTAGCTAGGGACGGTAGTGGGAATTTTAGCGCAGGTACAATTACAGCCGCCTTGTCAGGTAATGCATCTAGTGCGTCTCAAGTGGCTGTTGCAGAAAGTGGAAATACAAATACAGATTATGAGATTGTTTTTGTAACGGGACCAGGCGGTGGAAACGAAGCTCTTTATGTTGACAATGCAACGCTAGAGTATAACCCCTCTACTGAAACCCTTAAAGTTCCTAGAATATTGCTTGAACCTGTTACTAGTGGTGGAGCGGGTAGTATTTCATTTGAGGGCGCTACTGCCGATGCATTTGAAACAACTATAACCCCCACAGACCCCACAGCAGATAGAACGGTTACTGTTCCAGACGAAAGTGGAACTATTGTTTTAAAAGACGGGAGTGGGAATTTTAGTGCAGGTACGATTACTGCGGCCCTTTCAGGAAACGCAACTACTGCGTCAACTTTGCAAACCGCACGAACCATAGCGGGACAAAGCTTTAATGGAAGCGCAAACATTAGCATTGGGCCTACGGACTTAACGGGGGTCACAGCTAGTGCTTCTGACATAAATACAGCGTCTACAAACTATGTTCCTTCAGGTGGAATTATTATGTGGTCGGGCGCAATTGCCGCGATACCCACGGGCTGGGTTCTTTGCGATGGTAACAACTCAACCCCCGATTTGCGAGATAGATTTATTGTTGGCGCAGGTAGCACTTACGCTGTAGATGATACAGGTGGTTCGTCCACTGTAACACTCACTGAGGCAAACCTTCCAAGCCACACACATGGAGCGGGTACACTAGCTACGGCTAGTGCGGGATCTCATACGCATACTACTTCAGCAACATTTAGAGAATCATCTGGAGTTGGAGACTCTTCTTATCAAAACAAAACTGTCTATAGTGAAGGACTTTCTTCTGAAATTACAATTGACAGTGCAGGAGCGCATACGCACACAATTAGTGGAAGCACTGGCTCAACGGGTAGCGGAACAGCCCATGAGAACAAACCACCCTATTATGCACTTGCTTACATTATGAAGACTTAAACATGCCATACACAGATCTTCGCTTCAAACCGGGCATAAACAAAGAGATTACTTCTTTTTCTGAAGGTAATGGGTGGGTTGATTGTGATAAAATACGTTTTAGATTTGGTTATCCAGAAAAGTTAAATGGCTGGGAAAAGAACACTTCAAACTCTTTTCTTGGTGCGTGTCGTGGGTTGCATGAATGGGTTGCTCTTAGCGGCGAAGGTTTTTTAGGTGTTGGCACTCAATTAAAATACTACGTTAAACAGGGTACGGGATTTAATGATGTTACGCCCATTAGGCTTACAACTGGTGCGGGGGATGTGACATTTGCCGCGACGAATGGATCTTCAACGATTACAGTTACTGACGTAAATCATGGCGCTGTCGAAAATGATTTTGTAACATTTAGTGGTGCCGTTTCTTTAGGTGGCGCAATTACAGCGGACATTCTCAATCAAGAGTATCAAATTGTTTCGGTTGCGGACGGTAATACATATACGATCCAAGCAAGAACCGTAAGCAGCATATCAAGTATAACTGAAAACGGATCCTTAAATCCGACATTGGTCGCTGCCAATTCAAGTGACACAGGCAACGGCGGTGCATCTGTTGTGGGTGTTTATCAGATAGGCACAGGTCTTAACTCTTCTGTTTCTGGTACTGGATGGGGTGCTGGACTTTGGGGCGGTACAAATAACGGCGCTCTGCAGACAACTCTTAATGAAGGTGGAACGCTTAGTGATAGTGACACTACAATCACCGTCACATCTGCCACGGGTATTGCAGCAAGCGATGTAATTTTGATAGGCGGCACTGAACTCGTTTTGGTTGGTGGGGTTAGTTCAAATGACCTTACTGGGTGTACGCGAGGGTATAATGGAACAACTGCAACATCTCATGCTGATGGCTCTGTGGTTCGTTTAACAGACGGAAATGCTGACAGTGCCGATGACTTTAATGGCTGGGGTGAAGGTGTTGCTACAGGTACTCAAACAGCCACAACAGGTCTAAGAATATGGTCGCATGATAATTTTGGAGAAGACCTGATATTCAATGAAAGAAATGGTCAGGTATTTTACTGGGACAAAACAAGTGGCGTTGGAACGCGTGGCGTGGAACTTTCAACGCTTTCGGGTACACCGCGATCTGTTCCTCAGAGGTGCGCTCAAATTTTGCTATCAGACAGAGACAGGCATGTTATTGCTTTTGGGTCAGATGGGTTGGGTGCGCCCTCTGATACTCAAGGCGATGGCACTCAAGATCCAATGCTTATTAGGTTTTCAAGCCAAGAAAATCCTATAGATTGGTATCCCACAGATACAAATACCGCAGGGGATCTTAGAATTGATACAGGATCTAAGATTGTTCAAGCAGTAGAAACGAGGCAACAAATAGCTGTATTCACAGACATTGCTGTGTATGCCATGCAATTTATTGGGCCACCCTTTACTTTTGGGATTAATCTTGTTTCGTCAAACATTACGATTGCAAGTCCAAAAGCTGCGGTTGCTGTGAATGATATTGTTTATTGGATGGGTAACGCAGAATTCTATAGCTATGCTGGTTCTGTTCAAAGAATACCATGCACAGTTAGGGACTACGTGTTTAACGATTTCAATACAAGCCAAATAGAAAAAGTTGTTGCTGGGTCTAATGTTTCTTTTGCAGAGGTTTGGTGGTTTTATCCATCATCAAGCTCTTCAGAAAACGACAGATACGTTGTGTTTAATTATCAAGAAAACATTTGGTACGTTGGCACGTTAAGTCGAACAGCTTGGCTGGATAGAGGGATTGGCTCTGTGCCAGTTGCAACTAGCGAGGATAGCTATCTGTATAATCATGAAACGGGTGCCAAGGCAGATGGTTCTGCTATGACAGCATTTATAGAGTCTGGCGACATGGATATTACTGATGGTAACCAGTTTAGCTTTATAAGCCGTGTTATACCTGACTTGAATTTTAGGGAAACAAACGTAAACAACACCACGGTAAACTTTATATTCAATGCGAAAAATGCACCGGGTCAAACAGCACAAACCACGAATACAGATACTATTACAAAGACATCGAATACGCCTGTAGATCAATACACGAGTCAGTATCAAACAAGAATTAGAGGGCGCAGCTTTACATTCAAGGTGGAGTCTACAGATGCTGATGTTTTGTGGAGACTTGGAATCCCTCGCGTTGACATAAGACAGGATGGCAGACGATGACTATAGCACCAGTCCCATACTTTCCCGTACCGCCACCCACTTACTCACAGCAGTACTTAGCAGAAATAACTAGGGCTTTTTCTACGTTTGCCGCCCAAATAACGAACCCTGCTATAGCAAAGCCTGTGTTGATAGAAATACCGACATCCGCTCAAAGCGGAGATCCAGTTGGTACAGCCTACGAAAGCAACACATTACTTAGGATCAAATCAGCAACCGCTGCAAACAACACCACTGGCATTCCACTTCCTCAATATACTGTAGCTACACTCCCTACTGTGGAGACGGGAACTCTGATATATGTATCAGACGGGGCAGCAGGTAGCCCCGTTGTGGCTTTTGGGGATGGATCAAACTGGCTGCGTGTTGATACAAGAGCGGCAGTATCTACTTAGGAGATCACTATGGCACACACGATAATAGACGATTACAAGATCTTTCCACGGCTTATGATGCTTGTGGTTACGATCCTGACTTA